GGGAGAACCCCCCTTAGGGGATTTCCCCCACCCGTTTGAGGCCCGGTCTTGCAGCCTCGAGATGCACTCTATGGATATTCCCGAACTAAAAACAAGCCCTTTTAAGTGGACGATGCGTTACGTAGTTTCTTTTACACGTAATGGATCAGCCGCTCTGAATTTCGCAAGAAATTCAGTGCTAGCGGTTTCACTTGATTGGACTCGCTTGGGAATACGCAACCGTAACTGGAAGCAGCAGGTAAAAGAGGGACGTAGTGCAACGACCGAACGTACTGTCACTAAATGGACGTACAGTCGATCTGCACTGCAAGCTCCGCGTTTGACCTTTATTTGGCCAAACGTTCCTGTCGATTATATCAATTATATGGATATAGTCGGCGGTAGCATTGTTACGCTACCTTCGGATCCTTTATCTGTTCCTACTGTGTATGCCGAAAATGCGGCAAAAATGCTGAGTGTCAAACGTATTAGGCAAGCCCACACTTCTTTTAGTGGTGGGACATTCCTTGCCGAAATACGAGACACTCTTCGCATGCTGAAGCAACCAGCAGCGTCTCTTCGGAACCGTTTAGAAGCCTACAGAGCGAAAGCTAAGAAGCTAACGCGTAGGACTGCTACACGCCTTGAGAGACAAAGTGCTACTAAAGCACTTGCTGGGGAATGGCTTGAATTTCAATTCGGAGCCATTCCACTTGGTAGCGATGTTGCTAGTGCAATTACCAACCTCCTCCGTATCGGAGAGAGGCAGCGGAGAACTTTCTCTGCTAAGGTAGGCTTTGACCTTTCTGGGTCAGAGCCATATCAGACTGCCGCAGGTGATATTGCCGGTTACAACATGATAAACCGGCAGTTCACTCGCTGTGGTTGCGCTATCAAGGGAGCTTTTCTGGTTAAGTCTGCTACCGATGCTACTAGTTGGGTTGATTCTTGGGGCCTTGGCACCGAGGATTTTGTTCCAGCTATTTGGGAGTGGATACCATGGAGCTTCGCTATAGATTACTTCACCAATATAGGTGAGATTCTTTCAGCTTACTCTCTTTTCACTGGGAATATTACCTGGTGTTATATGGTCACCAAACGGGAGACTCGTCATGAGGTTAGTAATTTTACACCTTATGCTAATCAACCCGGCTCGATCATAACTAGAGAGGAATTGCCTCATTTAGTCACGACAACCCGTACCTTGCTTTATCGGAAACCAATAACTCCTGATTTTTTGACAAGTATTTCTCTTGTCTGGGAGGTACCTGGCTATAAAAGCTTGCGGTGGCTTAATTTAGCTGCCCTACTAGCTTCCCGAAATAAAGCAAGTCCACAACTTTCTCAACTGAGATAATACAACATGACAATTTCTGTCAGTACACCCGTTACGGGTGGTGCCCAAACAGGGTTTACCTCTCCGACTTATACAGTTGCCGCCGATCAAGCGCCCATACCCACTGCAAAACAGTGGATTGTAAGCGCCATCGGTGGTACTCAGGTCGGAGTTACGGTGCACTCTGTGTCGAGTCCGTTTTTCATGTCCTTTGCACGTCCAGCGGTATTTAAATCCGTTGGTGTGCCGGACTCGACTGGGATCCTTCGCCAGTACAACCAGAACGTATGGAAAATCCACGTCTGGAAGGGAGTAACTCCCCTTGCTGGTCAGGCAGCCCAGCCGATGAAGTGCAGCGTTGAGCTGCGCATCCCGGCTGGAGCGGATACGGCGGATCCCGCCAATGTCCGCGCGGCAATTGCCCTTTTAATCGGTGGCCTTAACCAGGTCTCCGCCGCACTAGGCGATAGCCTTGTGCAAGGGTCGCTCTGAGTGACTCTTCTTGAGTTCTTAGAGCTTTTAGCCTCTTGTTTTTACTGGTTACTTTCCCAGCTGACTAGCGTAAGCTAGCCGAGAGGCTTTCTGCCGTTCCTGTCTGGAGGATCTATGAGCATAAGCTCCATGTTTCTACTCCACAAACTGCAACTTGACCTTGCTAACCAGTCAGCATTGGAACCTGATTGGCGCAAGTTTGCGATATTAGCGTTAGAGAAGAAAATCTTCTCGAAATACCTCGAAGACGAGGAAGTAGACGCTAGTTTAGTCGCAGAGTGTAAGTTTCTGAGCGCCGACATAAAGTGCTCAGAGTGGGAGCTTTGTCCCGAGTCACTAACGGATGAGTACCTTATCGGGGAGTTCAGAAATGAGCTCTACCGGTTCTGGTACAAATCTGCCACTGACGGGCTGGTTGATGATTTTTATCAGCTTTACCAGCTAGGGTCCGTGGGGCCTGGAAAGGCCCTCGGAGCAAATGGTGATAGCTTATATGCTAAGCTATTTGCTTCAAAGCTCACGTCCACGTCAAGTACCCTGTACATTGCGTACAGGACAGCCGCATCTATGTTGCCGTCGACGCTACATGCCGAAATGGCTAGAATAGCTGACCACGGTGACGTTGCGGTTGTACCAGGTAATAGCTTGACTTTTGTTCCTAAGTCACGCGAGGTCAGTCGCACGATTGCGATTGAACCTAGTCTCAATATGTTTTTTCAAATGGGACTAGCTCACGTTCTGCTTGCTCGCCTTAAGCAGGTCTATAATATAGATCTGGCTAATCAGCAAGAGAAGCAGCGTGAACTTGCGTACCGAGGTAGTGTGGGCGAGGGGATTACAACCCTTGACCTCAGTTCGGCGTCAGACACAATAAGCATGAGAATGCTTAAGAGTATGATACCTGCTGAGATGTTCGAGTGGCTCGCGTTGTTGCGGTCGCCGAATGTTACACTGCCCGATGGAACTGTTCGGAAGTTAAATATGATTAGCTCAATGGGGAACGCTTTTACATTCCCTTTAGAGACAATCATTTTCCGCGCAGTTATTTCAGCAGCCGCCAGATTACATCCTGGCGGTGAGCGCTGGGGGCGTGCAAGCCAAGAGATTGGCGTGTACGGAGACGATATGGCTTTCCCTACTGTATTATATGGGAAAGTTACGCGTCTTCTTAAGCTCCTTGGTTTCAGCGTGAATGCTGAAAAGACCTTCTATGAGGGTCCTTTTAGGGAGTCCTGCGGTCATGATTATTTTGATGGTCATGACGTGCGGCCTATTTATCTAAAAAGGCTTAGCACTGTGCAGGAACGTTGTGTTGCTGTCAACAGTCTCATCGCCTGGTCAGCTAGGATAGGGGTTAATCTCCCTAATCTAGTTGGTGCGCTTCTTCCGTTTAACTGGAAGAAGTTTCTTGTCCCACCTGATGAAGGGTTCGACGCCGGTATATTGGCTCCGGACTTCAGTCAGATGCGCCGAGGCATATTTCTTTACTATGCCTTCCGCGCTATATCGGTATTTTATACCGTAAGTGGTACGAGAGTTGTTGCACCTGAGGGCGTGAGGAAGCTCACACAGAACCCCGCTGGGGTCTACTGTTCCTGGCTTAATGGCAACATACGCGATGATCGTATCCCGGTAAGACAACGCCAGGTGCGATACAAGCGCAAGAGGTGTGTATCCCCAAATTGGGGGTACATACCAGTTCGGTCTGCCCTTGGTCAAGAACTTCTGACCAGAGGTATACCCGACGTCAAACAGCGGTGGAACTCCGCTGCACGAGTCGTATTACTGAACGACTCGTTTTGATAAAAGGGCG